ACAGATTGGTTTTACTCAAGATATTTTTGCATCAAGAATAGCAAGGTCACAAACTGGTTCTGGTGTTTCATCTTTAGGCTCTATTGGCACAGTATCATTTGTAATAGAAGAAGAACAAGTTGGTGTGCAAGTTACTGGTGCCATAGGAACAGTAGGTGCAGGTTTAGTTGTAACAGGAAATGAAGCAACCTTTGCTATAGGCAATTATACACCACAAGACCAAACAGATGTAAGTACAAGTAAGGTAACTGGCACAACTGCAATAGGTGATTTCCAAACTGGTGGTGTAGTTACTGGTGTCGCAGGAACTGGTGCCACAGGTACAGAGTCAATAACACACGATAGAATTTTTGAATTACCAAATGGTGGTTCTATAGGTACTGGTGGTATTGGTACTTCTGCTCCTCAAACAGATGTTATATCTACAAATATTGCAGGTACTGGTGTAATTGGTGCTGAAATACCACAATCAGATGTGATAGGTACTGGTGTAGCAGGAACTGGCGATATAGGTACATTTGGAGAAGAAGGCGATGGACAACTTAATCTAACTGTAACTGGTATTGGAGCACAAGGTACTGCAAATGCAGGTACAGAGGTTGCTGAAAGTGAAATACCAGAAACTAACACTAATGGTTGGGGTGAACAAGCATGGGGTATTGGTGTATGGGGTGGTGATGAAGAAATTAGAGGAACTGGTGGTATTGGTTCAAGCACTATTGATATTTTTGTCGGCCCAACTCCAGTAGATGCAGTACAAGGAACAACTGCAATAGGAACTTTTGTACCAGAAAATGAAATAATTGAAAGTGGTGTTGCAGGTACAGGTGCAATCGGTACTTCTAGCTTTTTCATAGAAACTGCTATATCGGTTAATGGTGTTGCAGGAACTTCTGCAGTAGGAACAGAATCTGTGGTAATAGATGGTGGATTTGGAGAAGGAACTTATGGCTCAAGTACATGGGGTAATTAAATGAATTATACAGAATTACTAGCAAACATACAAAATTTCTTAGAAGATAACGGAACAGAACTTTCTACATCTTTACCAGAAATAATTACACAAGCAGAAAACATGATTTTTTCTAGATTACCTAATTTACCTTGTTATAGAAAAGAATTAACTGGTAATTTTGTAATAGGCACAAAAGAATATAATGTAGCTAATGCCAGAATGATACGACAGATAGCTGTTACAAAGGCAGACAGCGATGTTATTTACTTAAAACATAGAATAGATAGTTATTTAAGAGATTATGTCCCTAGAGCCTCTACAGCAGGTGAACCATTTATGTATGCCACTAAAAATGCAACAACAGCAGGAATAAAAGTATTAATAGGACCTTCTCCATCAGCCACTTTAGCTTATGAGATAGACTTTATAGGTCTTGAAACTGGATTATCCCCAACTAATGCTAATAATTGGATTGGTGATAATGCCGAACAAGTTTTACTATCAGCTTGTCTCTATGAAAGTTCTGCTTTTCTAAAGGCTCCAGATAGTGTAAACTTATATAAGGCACAATTTGATGAAGCGATAGCTTTGTTTCAACAAGAAATGCAACGTAATTATCAAGCGGAATATGAAGGAGGTACCTAACAAATGGCGATATCACAAGCAATGGCGACATCATTTAAGGTTGAAATATTAGATGAACAACACGATTTAGTAGCAGACACATTAAAGATAGCTCTTTATACAAGTTCTGCAAGTTTAGGCGCAGGAACAACTGCTTATACAACTTCAAATGAGGTTGCGAATGGCAATGGTTATACAACAGGTGGAGAAACATTAGGTAGTAAAACAGTATCGTCTACTGGTACAACTGCTTTTTTTGATGCCGCCGACCCAACATGGACAAGTGCATCATTTACAGCAAGAGGTGCTTTAATTTATAATGATACTAATGGTGATAAAGCAATCGCAGTTTTAAACTTCGGTGGTGATTTTACAGTTTCATCTGGTACATTTAGAATTGTTTTTCCAGCCGCGGGTGCAAATGCAATAATCACGATAGCATAGGAGATTTAAATGGCTAGTACCTTTGTAAATAATTTACGATTAAATGAACTTGGAACTGGTGATGGTAGTGGAACTTGGGGTAATACTACAAACTCTAACCTAGAACTTATAGGAGAAGCTTTAGCTTTTGGAACTGAAGGTATTACAACAAATGCCAACACTCATTCAAGTGTTATAGCTGATGGTGCATCAGACCCTGCTAGAGGAATGGTTTTAAAATATACTGGTACATTAGATAGTGCTTGTACTATTACTGTTACGCCTAACACCATTAAAAGAGTCCAATATATCCATAATGGTACAACAGGTGGTGCAAATATAATTATAAGTCAAGGCTCTGGTGCAAATGTAACAATTCAATCAGGTTTTACTAAATTAGTATCATTTGATGGTACAGGTAGTGGTGCGGCAGTTACAGATGTGTTATTGGCTGGTGCAAGTTTTGGTGGATTAGATTATCCAGCTAGTGATGGAAGTAATGGACAATTTATAAAAACGAATGGTAGTGGTTCGCTTACTTTTGCTACAGTTGATTTATCTACGAAGGCAAATATAAACAGTCAAACATTTACTGGAACTCCTGCAGTTCCAACTGCTTCAGCAAATACCAATACAACACAAATTGCTTCTACAGCTTTTGTTCAAACAGAAATAGGTCATATTGTTGTTCTTGAAACAGATAGTGGTAACGTAGACCCAGTTGCAGGAGATTTTACAAATGGTGCAAAATTTGTTGGACAATACTAGGAGTAGAAAATGGCGGCAAAACTATTTGGTTTAGAAGGAAGTACTGTCAGAAGAATTACTAAACTTTTTGCTTTAGATAGTTCTACACCTAGACGAGTAAAAAAACTATTTTCATTAGATGGTAGCACAGTAAGATTAATCTTTGAAGATTTTTCAACCTTTACAATTTCTGGTACTGCCAATCAAATTGTATCACCAGTAAATGAAATAGTAGATTTTGGTGTTAGGTCAGACTTTAATGCAGGTGGAGCAGATGTTTCTGTAAACGCTAGTGCAACTGGAGATGCTAGTAATGTTGGTGGTGTTACTGGTTTATCTGTAGATGTGGATTCAAGTCATACTTACACAGGTGCTTCTCCTTTTGCGAGTTATGTTGGAATAAGTGTTTTTACTAGTAGTGGTGTAAAATTTGGTAGACCTACTGGTCTTAGTGGTTCTCTTCAATCTCAATTCCTTCAATTTTATGCAATGTGTGTAGCAGTGGGTGGTATAAGAAGTTCTAACGTGCAGTTCATTCATAATGGATTTGGAACAGGCACTACTTATAACTTTTCGCAAATTCCTTCTGGAAGTGACTCTGGTGTTACTGTAAATTCTAGTGGTCATCAAGTAAGATTACGAAACAATTTTAATACTGATTCGTTTTCATCTGGTGGTAACAACATAGCTTTCCTTGGCTCATTTTTTCCACAATCAGTAAGATTTGTTGGTCTTACAACAAGTGCAACTGGTAGAAGAGCAAGAGTACAAAATGGTAGTAATAGAGCTTTTTCAGTAAGTGGCGGTGGGTTAACCGCAGGAGGAAGCTTTGCTACTGGTAGTTTAAGTGCAGGAGCAAGCACTGGGTTTATTACAGCAAACAGCACAAGTGAGGCTTGGACTTTAACGGGTACTGCTACAAAAACTCCTGCAACATTCACAATAGCAAATGCAGATAATAGCATTTCTGTTTCTGGCACATTTGGTGATGGCGAAAATGCTACACAAGCAAGAGACAGAATACAATCTGTATTGAATGGTAACTCTACATTTCAAGGTAAATTTAATACTGGAGCTGATGCTGATAAAACTATTAGTAGTGTTGCTCATAAAGTAGTTACATTTACCAGTGATAGTGCTGAAAATACAAGTGATTTTAGCATAACAGTTACAGCTAATGATGGTAGTAACACTACTCCATATGTAGCCACTACAACTCAAGGTGTTACGCCAAGTTTGCAAACTACAGTTCAAGTTACAAGGTCGGTTGAAGGTTCTTCTGTATCATCTACAAAATCAATATCAAGTGAAGCAAGTGTAGATACTGCGGGGGCTGAAGTAGCTACGTTAGGTGCTGATATAACGTATGATTCTAGTACAAACAAATTAAAGGTACAAGATACAGACGCTACAGTTAATATATCAAATGCTGGATCACTGGCATTTTCTAAAGATTAATTGTTTTATTAAAAGATAAAAAGGTAAATTAATGGTTAAGGCTAGTGAAGTAAAAGCGCAAATTGACACTCACGAGGCGGTTTGCTCGGAACGCTGGCGTGAGACAATCACCAGGATAAAGAGAATAGAAGCGATCATGATAAGCGTATCTGCTGCTAGTTTAATATTGTTGATATCCCTACTAATGAAATAAAAAAAACTGTGACCCTTACTAATGGAGAATTGTTATAGATCCAGTAACGATATCTTTAGCTGTGGGAATCGCATCAAAATCATTTGAATTAATTAAATCTGGATTTCAAGCTGGGCGTGATTTAGAATCCATGTCTGGTGATTTATCAAGATGGATGGGAGCATCATCAGATATTGACCAGGCAGAAAAACAAGCCAAAAACCCAGGAGTGTTCGGCAAGGTTTTTGGTGCTGGAAGTATTGAAGCTACTGCACTCCAAGCTTATGCAGCTAAAAAAAAATTAGAAGAACAACGATATGAGTTAAAGATGTTTTTGAATCTTACTCAGCATCCTGGAGCTTATGATGAGCTTCTCCAAATGGAAGGGCAGATAAGAAAACAGCGTCAAGAAACTATTTACAAGCAACAACAGCTCCGAAAACAAATTGGTGAAGGTATTGCATGGCTGTTTTTAGTTTTAATTATAGGGGGGTTTTTATTATTATTAGTAAGTGTTTTTAAAAAGTCTTACTCTAAGGATTACACTCGCCAACAGAAAATAAATAATGGAACTATAATCTTACCAACCATGACTTTGTGCCGATTAAAAACACAAAAAGTTTATAAAGATAAGATGGCTTGCATCTATGTTGGAGCGCAAAAAACATATGAAATGGAATTTACAGATATAAGAATTGGCTGCCCAAAACAATACCGCTGTGTGGTCAATAAAAATTCTTCAATTCCTAGTATTGATGATGTCATGAAAAGCTTACGAGATATAGCTAAATGATCACATTTCTCCTAGCTTGCTTTATCAATGGCGCTCCTCAAAATAGTAATGTGCATTTTAAAAGCATTACTGATTGTAATTTCTACAAAGAAGGTCTGAACAACCAAGAGTATAAAAAGGGCGGTGAGCCACAATTATATAAATGTATTTGTAAACTTCAAACAAATATAGATCCCAAGAAAGTTCAAGTGTACTAAGGAGAATGATTTGATAGCTGCCCTAATAGGTCCTATAGCAAATTTAGCTTCATCATGGATGAGTTCTAAAGTTGAAAAGGTTAAAGCAGATGGCCAAGCAAAAGTAGCTGAAGCCAAAGCAAGAGCAAGTGTAGCTGAGAAAGTTGCAACTGGTGAAGTTGCCTGGGAAAAGTCTATGGCTGATGCTTCTGATAACTCATACAAGGATGAGTTTGCTTTAGCTGTCCTTTTAGCTCCAGCAATTTTGGTCTTTATTCCTGGAATGAGAGAGCATGTTAAAGAGGGCTTTATTGTTCTTAATGAATTGCCAACTTACTATCAGCATCTTCTCTACATAGCGATCAGCGCAAGCTTTGGAATTAAGGGAGCTGGCCAAGCTGCCAAGATGTTTAAGAAAAAATAGCAAAAAACAAGGCTCTCAGATACACCAGGAGCAACGAAGTAAATTGCCCTGGTATGATTAGACCTGGAGGATTTAAACAAAATGATGTTATCAGCAAACTTTAGCCTAGAAGAATTAACAAAAAGCCAAACCGCTGAAAGACAAAGTATTCCAAACAATCCAGACGAAGATGGAATTTATTATCTTAGGATGGTGGCAGAAAAAATATTGCAGCCAGTTCGTGACTATTACGAAACACCTTTTACAGTTAGCTCTGGATTCAGAAGCGCTGATCTTTGCCTGGCGATAGGCTCAAAAGCAACTAGTCAACATACCAAAGGCCAAGCTGTAGATTTTGAAGTGCCAGGGATTAGCAATATGGATCTTTGTTATTATATTAAAACATGTTTAGATTTCGACCAACTAATTTTAGAATTTTACAAAGGTGGGAATACTGGTTGGGTTCATTGTTCAGTCGCAGACACCCCTAGAAAAGATTTACTTACCTACGACAAATCCCATGGGTATAGAAAAGGATTAATTGATGGCTCTTAAAAAACATCAGAATCCGAAAGGTGGTTTGAACGCTGCTGGAAGAAAACACTTTGGTGTTAAAGCTCCGGTTGCCAAAGGAACTAATCCAAGGAGAATATCTTTCGCTGCAAGGTTCGCTGGAATGGCAGGGCCTATGAAGGATGCAAAAGGTAAACCAACCAGGAAAGCTTTAGCTCTAAAGAAGTGGGGTTTCGGATCTGTAGCTGCAGCAAAAAACTTTGCAAACAAAAATAAAAAATCTTAACTGAAGGGAAAAACATAATGGCTAAAAAACCAGGACTATATGCTAATATGAACGCTAGAAAAAAGGCTGGAACATCAAGATCAAAAGCTAAAAGTACAGTATCAACGAAGGCATTTAGCGCAATGAAAAAAGGTTTTCCAAAAAAGAAGTAAAATGGATCATATTATTTGACTTTATAAGCATTGCATTGTGACGGATAACGACAAAAGGTTTCGTAACCGAAAGCGTAACCCGGTTACGAAATGGGTTACGAACACACGAAGTATTAGGTTGACTTGGTAAGACTAATATGCTCTGTAATACTTATGAGCGTTGGTTTAGTCTTATGACAGACACCTAATGCCTACGAGAAAATACTTTCGAATCTCGTAGGGATCACCACTCTAATCCTTGATGGAAGCCAAATGCCTTCATTTGATTACGGATTGGGTGACGAAAGGGTGACAACTATAGGAGATTTAGTCTCCTATGGATCATATTACTTGACTTTATAAGTCATGCTCTATAACATCTAATGTATAGGGAGTCGTTAATATGAAAAATAAAAACATTAAATTCCACAAAAGCAGACAAGACCAGAAGCGTAAGCCTTGGGTAATTGACCTAAGACCGAAGGGCGGTAAGCTTATGTCATTTGATTCTTATGATCTAGCTAACAAACATTATCATAGATATGAGGATAAGATTGAGCAAGATCAGCCATTAGCCAAGAGCTTTGATTGGACCTTTGATACATTGTTTAACAACGAATCAAATGGATATAAGGTTCATGAAGAACCAAGGATAGCTGATGGAGAGATTTTAGAAGATACTTACTTAAAGAAAGTGGCTGATATAAAATGCTTGCTTAATGCTAAAGTAGAAGGTGTTAGATTCGGAAGCTTAAAAGTAAAGGATCTAAACCTGGGTTATATTAAGCTAAAGCTTTTCCCAGCTCTTAAAGCGGATGGTGTAAAAGGTAAGGATAGATCACATAAAACTTTGAAGGCTTATAAGACCGGGCTGAATAGCTTATTAAACTTTGCTATCCTTATAGAGTGTATAACCATAAACCCCCAGGTCGGCTTTAAGTTATTTAAAAATAAAAAAGAAGAATATGACGCTCATTTAAAACCAAAGCATCAAAAGATTGCTCCAAATATTATTAAAAAGATCGTGGATCAATTACCAGCTCATAGACCTTTCGGAACTTCAATGCAGTTAATCGCTAACTTTGCATTACAAACCGGCATAAGAGCTGGTGAACATAGAGGGTTAACATGGGATAACGTTGATTTTAAAAATAAAGTTGTTCATATAGTTACAGCTCTGCACAGAGTATCAAAAGAAAAAAGAACTAAAACAGATCAGTCTGTTAGAAGTTTGCCGCTATCTACTGATATGATTAATAGTTTAAAGGAGCTGTGGTTGCAGCAAGGTAAACCAGGCGGAACAAATTTTGTTTTTCCAAAGAATGAAAAGGGATCTATTACTCTTAACATTGAAGAAGATATGTATAGTTGGAATGGATTTTTAAATAGAGCTTGTAGGGATGCAAAAGTTGACAAGATTAAGTGGCATGATCTCAGACACTTTTTTGCTAGTAAAATGTTACAAACTTATCCTGGAGATATTTGGAAGGTAACAAGAAAGTTAGGTCATTCAACAGTAAAAATAACACAAGAAACTTATGGTCATTGGATTCAAGATGAAGAACAAAAATTGAAGGACCAGGAAGATATGGAAAACGTTAAGTGGTACTAAGCTAAAATCTCACAGAAGAAATCACCAGGGCAAAAGCCCTGGTTTTTTTTATTTAGATACTTTCCCTATAAACCCATCAAAGTTTTCTTCATCACCCATGAGCTGCAATAGAGCTTTTCTAGTTACATATTGGCGGCCACCATTACCAGGAAAACTTATGCTTTCCAGCAAGTCGGCCTTAACTAATCTTAATACTTTTTGATAACTAGATCTGTTATCTTCACCAAAAATAATCTTGGCTGTTTCTTTAATTGTAAAAGCTAACTTTGGTTCAAAATGGGATTTCATCATCACTCTCCGAAATAGGGTTATTGCCACTTATGATATCATCTAAACTTCCTACCGACCCTCCAGGGCTGCTAGAACCTTGAGCAATAGACGCTTGTGTTGAGCCTAAATTAGAGTTTGTAAACAAAATAGCCCTCCCAACATAGGGCCAATCTTTATAATCTGGTCCAGTTTTCTCTTGTAAAGTTAGACTTAATTGCACCCCGGCCTGGTGCAAAGTGTTAGCTAAATCATTACATATTTTTTGCTGATCGGCTGTCATTTCACTAGGTCTATTTGTTGATTCATCCCAGGGTGTTTTAAATTGCAACCATGCGGAAGCGGTGTATTCTTTTGTTGGCATATCTCCTATATTTTTATTTGCCTGGATGTCTTTTAAAAAAGTAACTTTGCTAGTGTTACTTAAATGCGCTCTACCTCGTGCCATTTTTTATCCTTCCTGCTTTTCTATTATTTCATTTAATCGTCTGCTGTAAGCTTCATTGACCTGGTTATATAATCTCGTATCAATCTCTTTCAGCGCTCCAAGATCTTTTCTTATGTGACCTTGTACCCAAGACAACAGAGCTGATTGAGTAGGTTTTTTTTGAAACTCATCTATCTGTCTGTTGGCCCATGTTTCCCAAATATCCAATCGATCCTGCTGAGTCATTTCAATTTTTTCTTCTAAGGTGACTGGAGCGGGATCTTTTTTTTCTTGGTCTTTAGGGGGATCTTCTGTCTTAATTTCTTCAGTTGTTGTCACTTCAATTAAGGGTTTTTTTTTAGTTACCCTGGCTTTGATATCGTCTTGAGCCTGCTTATCTATTTCTGTGTCTGAGTAGACATCACCATGAAGCCCAACTAATTTTAGAATCACTCGGTCTTTTGCTCGCTTTTCAGACATAGCAAAAGGGTATGCGTTTTTATTATTAGCTGGTGTAGCTTCACCAAAGCTCCATTCAGATCGTTTATCCATTCTTCCGGTTACTAAGACCACTACCGATTTAAGCGCCATGTCTGAGTGAATGATTTTAGGATCATCAAAAGTGACACCTTTATGAGCTGCTATTTTCTCCAGAGCTTTATGGTACATAACCCAAGTGCCATGACAATCCCACAAAGTTTCATCCCTTGTCATTCCTAGTTCTTTTATTATGTCAACAACCTTTGCCGGTATATTAGTTTTGCTCATTAGCTTCACTTTCTATTACTTGTTTTCCCATTGTTGTTATCTTCCAAACCAGCTCAAACATTCCCCTGGCGTTCTTTCTTTTATCTTCCAGGTTTCTAATCAAACCAAATTCATTAAGCTCTGTTAAACGAGGTCTAACGCTTACTATGTAGCCATCAATATTCTTGACTATCTCACTACCAGTAAGGCCTTTTTCATGGTCATGGATCTCTTGAAGGACTCGCAATCGCATCTTCTTCACTTTTGGAAGGATAAACTTCAAAGCTAGTTCTTCAGTTATTCTTGATCGTGAGTGTATTCGTGGTGGTGTTTCTAAAATATCAGTCATTTAAAATCCTTCCGGGTAAACTATTGCTGCAAACCATATGATTAAATAAAAAGTTCCGAATAGAGCTAGGCAGCCTAAAAGTTCAGCTATCCAGGTCCATAGGTTCTTCATTTAACTTTCCAAATTTCCTTAGCCCTGGACAAAAAGGCTGGTGGTTCATTCCAATAGAAGCTTTTAAAGTTAGGGTTAACGTATTCAAGCAGCTCATCCATAGTCTCTGAACTTTTTAACATTCGCTCAGTTGTTCTGTGATAACGGATAATGTCCTGGACAATTTCTTCTAGGTACTCATCACGCAACTCTGGAGTGTTTTCTGGAGTGAACACTTTGTAATCTTTGGAGTTCGCATAGACTATAAAAGGGGGTAGGTGGCCATTTAAAGCCCAAAACCCCGCTACCTGGTATAAGGCAGAGTCATTAAAGTCATTGCTTGAAAGAGTGCCGGACACACTTGAGCTGGCAAATCCAGACTTAGAAACCTTTGATAGTTTAGGCCACTTAGTTTTTAAATCACCTCTGCGAGCGTAATCGGGCCTGGTATTATGAGGAAGCTCGACCCCAGGCAGCTCTTTAATAAGCTCTATCTCACCAATAATTCTATTTTCTTGGTGCATTGCTTCACGCAAGCCAGCTATAGCGTGTTCTGTAACCTTCTCAAATTCATCTTTAAAGTATTCATGCTTCTTTAAATCAACTTCATCATCCCAAACCCTAGGTTTGTAAGCGTTAAAATGGATTAAGGTTTCATTTATTGAGCTGGATGGATCTTTGCCATCAATTAAAACTAGATCCGCTGCTTGTTGAACTAGCCTGCCGGAAAGCATGTTAACGTTATCTTGTCCATTATGCTTAGAATCAAATAGCTGGATAGTTTCCCAGGCGGATGATTTTATTTGAGCATCACTTTCTTTATCTCTGAAAGCGGTCCAGGCTCTTTCTAATAGTGGCCTGCAGTAAACTTTATCATAAAATGTTTTATCCCTAGGCTTAGACCTTGGGTTGCTGTGCCAAAAGTAATTGTGCCTGGATGCCCAATCGGGCGGGTTTAATAAAGACATAGGACCTCCTCATAAGTTTAGAGAAGATCCTATAATAACATGTCTTATTACGTCAAGAGGGATGATTAAATAAATATTAATTAATGCGTTTTGCGTATTATCCCTAGTAATTCTGGTTGCATGATGCACGTTAAAATCGGTGTGGACCATGATAAAATTAATCCAGTTTGCACTACAGAATGAATTAATGAGTTTGAACCGGTTGTGCTTGTGTGAGAATCAATATTGACCCCAATAGAATAAGTACCACCAGATTCGGGGTAAACAACTCCGAGTCGTATTTTTCTTTCTTTTTTTATTTTTAAAATACACAAACGCATAAAGCTAGTTTCATCAACCCTTTGCGCTAATATGCAATTATTTTCAAACATATACATTCTTCCATTAGCCCACTTTTTAGCTGGATCAGTATGTTCTGAAACAATAAATCGTCTATGTTCAG